CGAAACCGAAGAAGAAACGGAAGAATCTGACTCGGAAGAGTAATTAATTGTTGTCTTGAAAACATTATTTGTATAAATAATACTATGAAAACATATAAAGAACTAATTAGTGAATTAAAGGGACGGAAACCTAAAGGCGATGTAGTCTTTGATAAAAAGGTTAAAAGAATCCCAGTTCTAATCACTAAAGAGAAAGGTTCTCTGCCATTTGTTGTGTATATTGACGGTGACCGACTGGATGCCTTCAAATCACAGAAAGATGCAGAGAAGTCTGCGATGCAAGTAGTAAAGGAATTGACATGAAGTTAATTACTGAATATACTGAAAACGATACCCTTCAATGTATCATTGAGAAAAAAGAAGATGGCGAAAAGAAATACGTCATCGAGGGCGTTTTCGCGCAGACAGATAAAAAGAATCGCAACGGCCGTGTTTACCCTCAACCTATCATGGAAAAGGCGGTAAAGACATACGTTGATACACAGGTTAACAAGAAGCGTGCTGTGGGTGAATTAAACCATCCAGAAGGCCCAACTGTTAACCTTGATAAAGTTTCTCACCTCATCACTGAGCTCAAATTTAAGGGCAAAGATGTGGTTGGAAAGGCACAAATATTGGATACTCCAATGGGTAAGATTGTTAAAGGTCTCCTTGATGGTGGTGTTCAACTAGGCGTGTCAACTCGTGGTATGGGTAGTCTTGAGCAACAGGACGGCGCAATGGTCGTAAAAGACGACTTTGTTCTTAGCACTGTTGACATAGTGCAAGACCCATCAGCACCAGATGCATTTGTTAATGGAATCATGGAAGGTGTTGATTGGGTTTGGAATAACGGTGTTCTGAAGCCTCAAGTAATTGAAAAAATGGAGACTGAAATTAAAACGGCTCCGAAGCCTGTCTTGTATGAGACAAGTGTTCGAGAGTTTAAGAATTTCCTCTCGTTACTAAAATCTAGTATGTAAGGAGTCTAATATGACTGAAGAAACTAACCAAGTCGAAGAACTCCACGATGAAGTAACAGACGAATTCGTGGAAGAAACTCTCGATGAGGCTAATGCGCCTGCTGCTAAAGGGAAACCTGACGCAGATGCAACTGACGAAGATGAGTCAATCGCATCTGTTGACAAAGCTGCAGACGCTACTAAAGCCAAACAAGCTCCTGCTCCAAAAACGAAAGCGGGCATGATTAATGCAATGACTATGGACATGCAGAAGAAGAAAAAAGATGATGTTACTAAAATCTATTCTTCATACATGAATGGTCAACAAGACGAGTCAGTAGACATGGAAGATGTTGAAGCAATCGTGGAAACACAGATTGACACTACTGCTGAACTCGAAGCATTGGTCGAGTCTGAAGCAACTCTCTCTGATGAGTTCAAAGCTAAAACCGCCGTAATCTTTGAAGCAGCTGTGAAATCGAAACTGTCTGAAGAAGTAGACCGTATCGAAGCACAGTATAAGGAAGAACTCGCAGAAGAAATTGCTTCTACGAAGTCTGACCTTGTAGAAAAAGTAGACAGCTACCTGAACTATGTAGTTGAAACTTGGATGGAAGAAAATCAAGTTGCAATCCAGAGCGGTCTCCGCACTGAAATTGCCGAGACTTTCATGGACAAAATGAAAGACCTCTTCACGGAGTCTTACATTGAAGTTCCAGAATCCAAAGTTGACCTAGTTGACGAACTCGCCGGGTCTGTTGAAGAACTTGAGGCTCGCCTCAATGAAACAACCCAGCGTGTTATTGACACGACTGAAGAATTGGAAGTTTACAAGCGTGAAACGATTATTCGTGAATCGTCTCGTGAACTTGCAGACACTCAAGTCGAAAAATTGAAATCACTCGTTGCCGATATCGATTTTGACAGTGAAGAACAATTCGCTGAAAAAGTTGCTATCGTTGTCGAGTCGCATTTCGCAAAACAAGTAACTGGTGACGAAGAAGTCGAAGCCATTGTTGAAGATGCAGACCAAACGGTTGAAATCTCCTCTTCAATGGATAGCTACCTCGCCGCCATTCGTAAAACAGCACCTAAATCATAAGGATAAGAAAAATGCAAGTATCTTACGATAACCTTATTGAGAAGTGGGCTCCAGTATTGGACGAAACTTCTGCTGGCGAGATTAAAGACCATCATCGCCGTGCGGTGACTGCTGCTATCTTGGAAAACCAAGAGAAAGCAATCGCCGAGACTCGTGCTGCTGAGCAAGGTTTCCTGACGGAAGCTGCACCAGCAAACAACACGAGTTCAGTAAACAACTTTGACCCAGTGTTGATTTCACTGGTTCGCCGCGCCATGCCAAACCTCATTGCTTATGATGTTTGTGGCGTTCAACCAATGAATGGCCCAACTGGTCTCATCTTCGCGATGAAGTCCCGTTACCAAGGCGGTTCAACATCTAATCGTGAAGCCCTGTTCAACGAAGCTGAAACTCAGTTCTCTGGCGACAGCTCAGGCACTCACGACTCTGACAACCCATCAGGTTACAATGGTATCGATTCAGACGGCGCTCGTTTGACTTCGCTTGCCGCTGGTGGTATGCCAACTGATGATGCAGAATCTCTGGGTTCAACTGGTGGTTCTTCGTTCAACGAAATGGGTTTCACCATCGAGCGTCAAACTGTAACTGCCAAAAGCCGTGCGCTGAAAGCAGAATACAGCTTGGAACTCGCACAAGACCTGAAAGCAATCCACGGTCTTGACGCTGAAACTGAGTTGGCAAACATTCTGTCAACCGAAATCTTGGCCGAAATCAACCGTGAAGTTATCAGAACGATTAACTCACAGGCTAAAAACGGTGCTCAACAGTCAAACGTCACCATCAATGGTGTGTTTAACCTGAGCTCTGATGCCGATGGTCGTTGGTCTGCCGAGAAATTCAAAGGTCTGACGGTTCAGATTGACCGTGAGTCCAATGTAATTGCTAAAGAAACTCGCCGTGGTAAAGGTAATGTAGTAATCTGTTCTTCAGATGTTGCTACTGCACTGGCCGCTGCTGGTTCTTTGGACTATTCTCCAGCAATCAGCAACAACCTACAAGTAGACGATACAGGTAACACCTTCGCTGGTGTCCTTAATGGTCGTGTGCGTGTATACATTGACCCATATGCACAGACTGATTATGTAACCGTTGGTTACAAAGGTCAGAACCCATATGACAGTGGTGTATTCTACTGCCCATATGTTCCGCTGCAAATGGTCAAGGCCGTTGGTGAAGATACATTCCAACCTCGTATCGGGTTCAAAACTCGTTACGGTATGGCATCGAACCCATTCGTTGGTTCTACGCCTTCGGATGGTCTGGCATCTGCCAAAACCAACCAATACTATCGTATCTTCAAAGTTACGAACATCCTTACATAAGGATAACAAAAAGAGTAGGGTTAACCTACCACTTTTTCTGGGAGACCTTCGGGTCTCCCTTTTTTTTGCTTTTTTTTGAAAAAAGTGCTTGACAATTCTTGATTTATGCCGTATTATGTATATGTAAGTTGAGAGAAAGGACTTCGAAATGATTCAGGAAATTACCCTTCAAGAGAAACAAGAGTTCGCAGACTACTGTGAAATGTTTTATGGTGAAGGTCAGATGTATGCCCAACGGGACTTTGCTACTCGTGAGCAAATCATGGAAGCCACTAACATCTATCTGATGCGTGGCGATGAGAAGTTCTTCATCGATGGTGAACATCGGTGGGGCGGTGGTGACACCGTTGACCGTGAGACTGTCGCTGGAATTCTTATCGATGAACTTGGTGTTGACCTCTACTAGAAAGGATTAGATTATGATACGTCAAAACAATGATACTGGATATGTTCTCAATTTAGATGGCCCCGAAGGCAATGCGTTTGTCCTTCTGGCTGCTGCATCTAACCTGTGTCGTCAACTTGATTACAATAAAGATGAAGTCATGGAAGACTTACAGGCGGGTGACTACAATCACCTGTTGCAAACCTTCGAAGGATACTTCGGGCCGTTTGTTACTTTAGAGACAAATAATCCCGAATATTTGGCGCTTTTTGCTTGACATTCTATGCGGAATGCCGTATAGTTAATATGTAATTGAGAGAAAGGAATCGTTATGAA